GGCAGCGGCTCGGCCGACGCTCGGATTGCGGCCCTGACGACTGCGACCGGGACGGCGCAGCAGCTTGCCAGCCTGGCGGCCGCTCAAGCCTATCTCGGCCGTGCCTCCGCCAATCTGGCTAGTGCGAGCACCTGAATCATGAAGACGATCACATTGGCTGGTGGAAACCTGTTCAAGATTGCCGCGAGGGAGCTTGGCGATGCGACGCAGTGGTTACGGATCGCGCAGTTGAACGGCCTGGCAGACCCCATGCTGTCCGGCGTCATGACCCTCCGCATCCCGGACGTCAACACGAACGCAGGCGGCGGAATTGCTGCTCAGTGAGTCCCGCGCGCCACGGCTTCTGGCTTTGGTGAACGGCGCCGTGCTGAGTTCCGTTACGGACGCCGAAGTGATCGCCAACAACCACTACGCGGCGGACCGCTTCAGGGCGACCGCGGCGCTGGCCGGCGATCCGGCGTTCGGCAGCGCCTTCTGGTCGTCAACGGACACGATCGCGGTCGATATCCGGTTCAGCCTGGATGGCGGTGCCAGTTTCACGAGTCTCATTCGAGGGAATGTGGACAAGGTTTCGCTCGACCCCGCCACGGGGCTGGTGCACCTGGAGGGCCGCGATCTCGGCGCGGCGATGATCGAGGCCCGGACGCAGGAGGCATTTGCCAATCGCACGGCAAGCGAGATCGCCACAATCCTTGCCCAACGCCATGGGCTGACTCCGAACGTCCGCGCCACCACAACACCGGTTGGCCGCTACTACCAGAACGAGCACGATCAGATCACGCTGGACCAGTTCAGCTTCATGACGACCGAATGGGACCTGCTCTGCAATCTCGCGAGACTGGAGGGGTTCGATGTCTTTGTCAGCGGCAGCACGTTGAACTTCCAACCCGCCTTCGTGACGCCCGATGTCGTTCTGTCCGTGGCGCCGACCGACCTGGTGGATCTGCGCATGGAGCGCTGCCTGACGCTGGCGCGGGGTATTCAGGTGACGGTGAAAAGCTGGAATGCGCGGCAGCAGACGATGTTCGCCGAAACGGCAACTTTGGCTGGCACGTCCGACTGTGGCGGCCCGCCCCAGACCTACGTGTTCGTCCAGCCTAATCTTACGCCGGACCAGGCGCTCAATCTCGCCCAGCGCAAGCTCGCGGAGCTGGCACAGCACGAGCGGGTCATCGACCTGACGATGCCCGGCGAGCTCACGCTGACGCCGCGCAGCCTGATCACGCTGACCGCAACCGGGACGGCATTCGATCAAAGCTATTTCGTCGACACCATCGAGCGCCGGATCGGCGTCGGATGCGGATTTGTCCAGCGCGTCCGCGCAAAGAACATGTCTTCGGCCGGCGGCGCTGCCGGCTTGTCAAACCTCAGCAACGGAAGCGGAGCCTGAACCGATGGACCGCGTTGTCAACGCCCTCAAACGCCATGCGGGCATCCTGGACCAGGGACATGCGCAGCCCCGGTTCGGTCTGGTCACGTCGTACGATCCGGCCACCGCCGCGGCTCGCGTCACGTTGCAGCCGGAAGGCGTTCTGAGCGGCTGGCTGCCGGTGCTATCGGCCTGGACAGGCGCCGGCTGGGGGTTGATCTGTCCTCCTTCACCGGGAAACCAGGTCGTGGTGCTGTCCCAGGAAGGCGACGCCCAGCACGGCGTCATCATCGGCGGGACTTATTCAAACAGCCAGCCGCCGCCAGCGACGCCGGCCGGCGAAATTTGGCTGGTGCACCAGACCGGGACTTTCCTGAAACTTTGCAACGACGGCACGGTGCAGGTCCAGGGTGACCTGCACGTCAGCGGAGACATCTACGACTCGAAGGGCTCCTTGTCGCGCATGCGCAGTCATTATGACTCGCACACGCACATTGATTCTCGCGGCGGAACGACCACCACGCCCAATCAGCAGGACTAGGCCGCGATGAGCGATCTGTCGCAGCAATGGGGCTCCGACCTGCTGGCCGGACCGACCGGCGATCTCGCCCTCGCCTCGGGCGCCACGCTCGCCCAGCAGCGCGTCCTGCGGCGGCTGCTGACCAACCCTGGCGACTATATCTGGCAACTTGATTACGGCGCCGGTTTGGGCCGCTTCGTCGGCCAGCCCGCCAATGCGTCGCAGATCCGGGCCGTCATTCGCAGCCAGATCTTCAAGGAGTCGGCGGTGGCACGCACGCCGGAGCCCGTCATCGACGTGCAGGGTCCGCCGAACGCCGCTGCCGGGACAATTTACGTCCACATCCGCTACGTCGACGCGCCCACTGGCGAGACCCAGCTTCTTTCCTTTTCGATCGGCGGGTGAATCATGCAGCTTTCGCTTCAGACCTTCACGACACTGGTACAGAACATGGCTGCAGCGGTGCAGTCGGCGGCATCGCAGCTTGTCGATCTCACCGTCGGCTCGGCGCTGCGCGCAATCCTCGAAGCGAACGCGTCAGTCGCGCTTTGGATGCAGTGGCTGATCCTGCAGGTTCTGCAGATGACGCGGGCCGCAACCAGCAGCGGTCCGGATCTGGACAGTTGGATGGCCGACTTCTCGCTGCAGCGACTGCCGGCCTGTGCGGCGACGGGTATCGCGGCCTTCTCGCGCTACACGGCTACGGGCCAGGCGCTGATTCCCGCGGCCTCCCTGGTGCGCACGGCAGACGGGTCACAAACGTTCGCGGTTACCATCGACCCAACCAATCCAGCGTGGTCCCCGTCACAGAACGGCTACGCCCTGGCCACTGGCGTTGCCACGCTGAACGTTCCGATTGCCGCTCAGATTGCCGGTACCGTCGGCAATGTTCAGGCCGGAGCGATTACAATGCTTGCCTCGGCGCTGCCTGGCATCGACACCGTGACGAACCCCGCTCCGCTGCAGAATGGGCTCGACGCGGAGACAGACGATGCCCTTCGGTCGCGGTTCCGCAACTTCATCGCCAGCCGCTCACGGGCTACACCGGATGCCATCGGTTATGCGGTCACCAGCGTTCAGCAAGGTCTGGCCTACGCGATCGCGGAGAATCTCAACCCGGCCGGTCTTCCGCAGATGGGGAGCTTCGTCGTCACTGTGGACGACGGCTCGGGATCGCCGCCGGCATCGTTGCTCAGCACCATCAGCACCGCCGTCGAAGCTGTGCGCCCGGTGGGGTCGATCTTTACCGTTCAGCCTCCCAGCGTCTTGCAGGCAAACGTGAGCGTGACTCTGGGACGATCTGCCGGTGCTTCACCCGCCGTTACGGCGGCGGTTGCGAACGCGATCTCCCGCTATGTCGATGCCCTGCCGATCGGCGCGCCCCTCGCGCTCACCCGGATCGCTCAGATCGCCTACGCCACGTCGCCGACAGTCACAAACGTCAGCCAGATGCAAATCAATGGCTGCACCGCGGACCTCGTGCCCCCGGCCTCGGGAGTGCTCAAGGCCGGAACGATTGCGGTAGCCTGACATGACGGGTGACCAGAGCGACATCGTAGCGCGGCTCAAGGTCGTGCTGCCCGGCGGATGGTTTGCCGATGAAACCCCTCTCCTCGATTGCGTGCTCGCCGGTCTTGGCTGCGCATGGGCGTGGGTCTATCAGACGCTGCAGTATGTAACTGCGCAAACCCGCATCGCCACCGCCACCGACGTCTGGCTTGACGTCATCGCCCGCGACTATTTTGGCCGGCGACTCGTCCGCCGGGCAGGTCAGGCGGATGATCCGTTTCGGCGGCGCATTATGGCGGAACTGCTCCGCGAACGCGGGACCCGGGCCGCCGTCATAGGCGTGCTGAAGGACCTCACCGGCCGGTCCCCCATCGTGTTCGAGCCTTCCCGCGCGACCGACACCGGAGCGTACGGGGCGGCTGGCGGCGGCTGGTCCGGGTTGGCTTATGGCGCGGCGGGCGGCTGGGGCAGTCTTAATCTCCCGTTCCAGTTCTTCGTGACGGCCTATCGGCCGGCCGGCTCCGGCATCGCCTTCGTCGCCGGCTGGGGCAGTGGCTGCGGCGGATACAACAAAGGCGCTGTTGAATACGGCAATCTGGCGATGCTGCAAGGCCAGGTGACCGACGTGGACATCAACGCGGCAGCCGCCAGCGTGCTTCCCATCGCCACGACCGGCTGGCTACGCATCACCAATTGAGCGCGCCCGCTGCAGCGCAAAGAGGACGCAATGGACAGG